TATGCCATTATATTACGCCTTTGGCTCTCATTTTACTCATTAAATCTGTGAAGTCAGGTACCTCGTTTATTTGTACCATGCTTGGATCAGAACTAGGTCTTGCTGTCGCCAACATACCATTAACATCTCCTACTGCAACTTGCTTTGGTTGAAAGAAGCTAGTTGGGTCTATGCCTATTGAACTAGGACCAATATCCGACGTGTTAAAAGACATATCGTCCATATCGCCCATTGTCATTGCAGTTTCGTTTAGCATATTTGCCAAAGGATTGCCTGTGAAATTAGGTTTAGGACGCACCGGTTGTGTGTTTAGTGTTGCTGGCACAGCCATTTTAGGTCTCTTTGATTCTTTTATAACCTCTTTAGGAGAGCTTGAGGATTGAATCTCCTTTAAAATGGCAGGCATTTCTTGACGGATCGCATTTACGACCTCTTCCCTGATCAATTTCTTTAGTAATTCTAATTGGTTACTTTTTGCCATATCCTATAAATATTGATTTTATAATATTCCTTTTTATTGAATTGTTTGAGTAGAGTCAGATTTTCCTTGTTGAGAGTAATAAGATCCACCACTTCCAGCATAGCTTACTGAACCTCCACCTGCACCTCCGCCTGTTGCAGAAGTAGAAGACTGGGCCGCTTGATTTGTGTTATCTATTGGTTGACCACCTTCTAATTGCCTTATCTCTGCTTCTAAAACTTTAATTTCTTCTTCGTTCTTGCTTATTTTTGGATCTAAATTCTTTTTAGCCGCCGCAAAAGCTATTGGGCCTAAAAGTAATGCCGCAGCTCTTTCTTTTTTCCAATTAGATATCTGTTCTTTTAAGTCAGATATTTTATTTTTCTTTTCTGCAATGGCTGCATTATTCTTTTGTCTGTTGGCTAGTTTTCCCGAATATTTTCCAGCAGGGTCAGTTTGCTTTAAGTTGTTGGCAAGATCAGAAGAGGCTTTAGCCATCATCTTTCTCATTCTCTTTCTTAGTTTCTTACCGCCTTTAATACTATTAATAAAGCCATTAATACCTAAACCTTCTGGTGGATCCTCGTCTTCGCTATCAGGATCATCGCTACCTGTATCAAACTCCATAAATTCTATATCGTCTATAGTAAGATCTTCGTCAGTTAAGAAGTTCATAGACTCTTCCATTACTGAAATATCATTAGCAGAGAAACCAGAAAATCCTAGATTTGGTTGATTTCCTCCTGATTCTGCTTTTTGGCCTTCCAAATTGGATTGCTTTCTTCTCGCATCTTCAGCTAAGAAAGAATCCAAACTCTTTCCATAATCGTCTCCTCCAATATTTGTTATCATAGAGTCTAATCCAGTTCCATTTCCGTCAAAGCTAGCATTAGAAATTGGAATATCTAAAGGAGTTCCATTAGCGCTAGTACGATTAATAGCAGAAGATTGATTGTTTGAAGCAATACCTCCCAAACCAAGAGCTTGAGTAGATCCTCCAGCTTGATTTAAATTTTGACCTTGCTTAGAAGCCGCTAAATCTCCGAGCCCAGTCATCAAAGGACTTGTAAGTCCAGAGGCTCCTGATCCTCCATTTGCATTAGTGCCTCCTAAGCCATTTAACATTGCGTTAGCTTTTTGAGCATATCCAAGAGCATTAGTATTAACTAGTCCTAAAGCAAGTAGTTTGGCTTTTACTTCCGCAATAATTATTTTATCGTCAGAAGCATAAGTAGCTTCTGATTGAGTAGCCAATATTCCATTTTGGTCTATAGCTATACCATAACGTCTTCTTAATCTTATTTCTGTATCTACTGACTCTTCTGTTAATATCTCTATAGTGTAAGGTCCAAATTGATTATTTTTAGAATTCTTTTTATCAAAGTAATTGTTTAAAAACTCTAAAAGTCTAGTAGCTCTATCTCTTAAAAGATCTCTAACGTCTTTAAATTCATTCATTAAAGCTGGATCTACATAGGTTCCATTTCTTCTTTCGTTTAATTCACTAGAGTTAGGAGTTACTCCAATTACCCCGAATCCGTTACCGCTTTCATTAGAATCTAAAACTATACCAGAAATATTAGTAGCAGATTGTTCGCTTCCTTTTCCTCTGTTATTAGTAAGACCGCTTGCGTTACCTCCGCCGGTTCTACCACTTACGCCTCCTCCAGCTCCTCCAGCTCCTACTCCAGATCTATTATTTGGATTAATATTTGTACCTCCTCCAGCTAATTGATCTAAACCATACTGATCTAATTCTGTTTGTAGTGTTGAAGGATCTCCGTATAAATCGCTAGGATCAGCATAACAAGATTCTATATTGAATATTAGTGCTGTGATCTTTTCTACTAAAGTAAATATTTTGGTTACTAAACTTCTTAAAAATCCTATGATAGTTTGTAAAAGTTGATTTATCTGTTTTAATCTTTTTAAGAAAAATATAAATCCTAGTTCTTTGATAGTCTGTTGTAAAGTTTCAGCGGCTACAGTAGTTACACCTACTGTAGTAAAAGTATTAGGAATAGGAACTCCTAAAAAGAATTTTCTTAAAATCCAAAACACCTTTACTAAGAGTAAGAATAGCGATATAATATTACTAAAGAAAGAAATAATCCTAAGTATTTGACTTGCAATTCTTATAATTACTCTGCATATATCTATAATAGTTTTTAAGAAAGGAATAATTTTTCTTGGATCTATTATTTTAGAAATCATTTTAATGAACTTAGAAATTCTACCGTCCAAAAATCTATCAGCTAAGTTGATTGCTCCACTAACTGAAGTTAAATTTTGTATAGATATTGCTATAGTTCTAATATCATCTATTTTCCTTAAAGCTTTTTGTACTTCTTGATTTGGAAAATTTCTAACGTCTGAGTACTTATTAAACACTCTATAAACGTCTTCCATAAAATTGGAAAACAATTGTAATTCAGGAAAAGCCGCAACCAATTCAGCGTCTCTTAGTCCACCTGCGCCCAACAATTCTCTAGCCGCTTGAACTTGAGTGTTGCCTCGTAAAGAATCCCTAAAAGATAAGCCTGCAGCGTCTTGTTCTATTTGTTGTTCCGGACTCAATACTGGATCAGGATTTATTCCTAAGACTTCTTCTAGTATTGTTCTTACTTTCTTTATCAATCCTACTAAAGCGTTTTTCTTTTTAGAAGTAGTATTGTCTCCGTACAAGGAATAGAAGTCGTCTATTAGCACTTGTACTTGATAAGCTTTTAATTGTATTTCGTATTTTTTTCTAGCTAAAGGATCCGTTATGGTTTGTGGATCTACATTAGGATCGAATGCTTTACCGCTTGGTATTTGATTCAATGCGTATTCTAGAATATTACACATATCAACTTCTAGTAATTTATCCATTACATAGAATATACCTTTATCCAATGTTTCTTTAAAACCGGTCATTGGATTAACTGCATCTGATTCTTCTGCTGCAGCAATTTCAAATTTACCGTAGAACAGATCGTCCATCTTTGCTCGTATTTCATTGATGGTTTTTCCAGCAACTATAACGGCTTTCTCTATGCCAGGTTCTGCTGTGCTATCTTGTTCAAGAATATTGCTATTAGACGCTAGTTTACTTATCGCTTCCCTTTCTGTTGAAGAAAGTTTCTCAAAATTATTTTTAGGTCGTACATCAGGAGCCGTCCTAGGAGGTAACTGAGTTATCGGTTTTATTATTGTATTATCTCCCATTATTTAGTGTATACGACTTTTGAAAGATTAAATGCGTCTCTAGGATTTGTACCTCCTCCAGTTACTTGATTATTAATTGCTTTAGCATTTTTAGATACTAAAGGACCTGTTGATGCTAATAATTGCATAGAAGCTGGAAGATTCGATTCTGATACTTTTCCTAGCGCATCACCTAATTCAATTAACGTTTCGCTTAATCTAATTAGGATTTGATTTGTTTGGTACCCTAGTAAAACAGGTTCCATACCCACCATGGTATCAGGAGTTACTTTATTTCCCAAGCTAATTTTAGGTGCGTCTATATAAACTTCCGCGTTAGCATCTATGTGTACTTCACCACCAGAAGATATACCCACGTTCTTTTTACCCAATAAGAACACAGAATCGTTTTTAGCGTGTACAATAACTCTACCGCTACTTACGATTATTTGCTTGCCTTTATATGGAAATTCTGGAACGTACATTATGTATTTCTTATTGCTGTTGAGTCTTGTTGTTGTGCTGATAAAATATCGTTAGAAGTAGGAGCTTGCTCTATTTCTAATATTACTTGAGATTGTTTTGATAAACCTTTTCCATAAGATCTAAATGGAAAATTAACCACATCTTCTAAAACTATTTTTTGAGTAGAAGTTAAATATATAGAAGAATCGTCTTTATTAATGTCCTCTATAGTTGCTGCAAATGGATCTGTATCTACGGGTTGGCCTTGACCATTTCTAATAATAGTTATAGGATCACCGGTGGTTCCAACTTCTGACCAATAATTTAATGCTCTTAATCCTTTTACCGTGCTTCCGAATCTTATTGATTGACCAAATCTTGATTCAAGTATGATATCTCCTTCGAAAGGTCTTAAGTTCTTTATTCTTTCGTTCTCTATAAAAGTTCTACCAAGAGGAAGTCTAAAAGCTAGTGTATCTGTTTTGCCTTGAAACTCTGGTCTTGAGCTTGCTTTGCTTATGTATTGACCGTACTCTTCCATATTAGGAAAAGCATTGTGATTAACTCCATTCCATAAAGCGTAAGGAGGAAAATAGAAAAGTTGTTTAGCGTTAAAGTCATTATTCAAATCAGGAGATGGTCCACTCATGATTAAAACAATCTCACCCAATAAAGGGTATTGTTTTATAAAGCTAAATATAGGAAATGCAGGCTCTGTTACCTCTTTTAATTTGGACTCAGAAAGATTAGAGTACATTACTTCGTATCTTATTTTACCTACATCTTTCCAACTAGTAAAATCAGGGTTTGGTTCTAATACGTCTCTAACTGCAGGAAGTCCATCAGGAGAAGTAAAAGCTTGTATAGATCTAGTGAAAGGTCCTTGCACTATGGATTTAACTCGACCAATTATAAAGTACTGGCCAAATTTACCCGTTTTATCGGCTTTAAAATTATTACCGAATATACTCATTATGCGCTAGGTAATTGTTTTTTAGGAGCCATTGAAGTTACTTCGCTCATTAATTGCTCGATATCTTTCTCTGACAAAAGGCCTCCATCTTCTACAGATTTGTCTTTTGCGTCAGCAGATTTTTGGAAGGCACTAAGTATTTTCATTAGTACTTCGTCGTTCTTAAGACTAGAATCCAATAGACCTTTGATCATGGGCATAAGAACTATAGCATCGCCAGGACCATCAATCATATCAGCTAGACGTAGTATTTCAGACTTTATCGTAGAATCTTGGGACTTGTGTTTGTTGTAAACCTCTTCCACCAATTGCGCCAAAGTCTTGCCAGGGAAGATTTCCTTTTCTAGTTCCATAGGATTTTTTAAATAAATATTACTGGTCTACGTTTTCAATATGGTGATCCAGCACCTCCTTATATATGGTTTTAAGCTTCTTAATAACCTTTGTAATGGTATTAGATTGGCAGTCAGTGATCTCTTTTATGTATATAAAGAGAGCCTTTTTATTGAATATGTCTATGTTGTCTCGCTTCTTAAACACTTCTAAGATAGCATCTGCAACCTTAATTTCACCTTCTTTGTCAAATAGTTCAATTAGGTTATCGTCAACATATTTTATGAATTGATCTATCACCGAAACTCTATTAATATCAGAGGATTCGGGTTCTAAGATTAAAGTTTCATGGGTACTATTAGCATTATCGATCTCTTCTACTTGTATCTTAGAAACCATTTTTTTATAATTCTTTTGATTGTAGATAATCAAATATCTTTTAGCAATGGTACCAAAATAAGAGTATGCTTTACCTTTTGATTGATCATAAAGGTGCAATTTTTGTAAAAGAAATGAGATAACTTCGTACTTAAGATCTTCAATGTTATCTACTTCTGTGTAATAAAACTTAAAAGTGTGAATAATATTCTCTGCTAATTTATAAAAAGCGTAGTGAATCTCTTTATTATAAATTTGATTTGCCACTGCTTGATTTGGAGCAGCGCGATATCTTAAGATTGCCTCTTCAGTTTCAGAAGTAAAGTAGACATTCTTGGTTTTTGGTTTTCTTTTTCTAGGAGTGCCTTTAATTGTAAGGCCCATGTCCTGTTCTGCTTCAACTATTAAGTCTTCTGCCATGGTTTATTTTCTCCCTGTAAATTGTTGAACGCGTAATTGAATTGCTTTAATTGTTTCAAATAGAGATAACAACTCTGGATCTGATTGAACCCACATTGTCATGTCTATTTTATTTACTAAGCCATTAAACTCGTCTAATAAAGACATTGTATCGTTTACAAAACCGCTTTGATTAAGTACGATCTCTTCTAAACGTTTATTCTTTCTATATAAATTGTATACTATAGCGCCAAAGATTGTGACGAACCATAATACTAGTGCAATTGTTCCAGTCATTTTATTTTAAATTTGTGTTTCTACTCTCGAAGCCATTAAATCGGCTTGATGAAGTATGTAAGGTAAATTAGATTTTAATTCAGAGTCAGAACTGTACGTAATATAATACGGCTTATTTGCTTCTTCGTACAATCCATCGTGTAATTTAATTGCCAAGAATTCATTTTCGCTAACAGAAATACCAGCTTCTTGTAAATAGAATAAACTTCTATCTGCAATTCTCATGTGAGTGATCTTACTATTGTATTTAAAGTGTGCTCCTTGTTTCTCTACATGCCAAGAAGAGTCGTTAGGAATATAGAAAGGCTCTTCGTTAGTGCCCAATTTACCTAGGTCATGATTAATTGCAGAGAATACTAATTCTTCAATGGTATAATCTTTCTTCTGACCAAAGCGTTCCCATACTTTATCCATTACTAAAGCTGCTTCAACTACTCTATTAACATGTTCAACGTATCCTCCTGGAAAACAGTTGTGATGTGCTAATTTGGTAGAGGCTGGACTAATAGCTAGAGTTACCTCTCTATTCTTATAGAATTCCAGTAAGGCATCTTTTCTATCAGACGTAATGTACTTGTCAATGTATCCGTAAAACTTCTGTAAGTTCTCAAGGATTTGCTCTTCTGTTAATTTTTTCATAACTTTTATTTTTTTAATTAAGCTTCGTGCTCAGTGTTGATTAAGTGTTGGATCTCATTTATCTTTTCTTGCATTCTTTCTAAAGTGTCTTTTAACTCTTGTGGAGGACGCAATTGGGAAATTTGTGAATTTTGGTACATTATCATGTTTACCAACTCGCTTAATTTTTTAGTAACTAGTTCTTTGTATCTCATATTATTAATTTAATCTTTTTGTATCGCATCTATGATATTATCTATCGAGTACATGCCCATTGTGGCTATATTCTCAGATATTATTTTTATTTTTCCTATGTCATTGTACTTTTCGGCGATGTAGAATATCTTGCCGTCCTTATTAACCATTGGGTACATATCCACTCCAGTAACATTTTCTATATTATCACACATATTTGGATAATCTTCGCAAGGAATTGCATCGTACTCGATTTTTAAAAGATCTAAAGTTGACTTTAGTTTTTTACATTTATCACAACCCTCTAAAAGGTATACTTCTAGTTTAATCTTTTTCATAATCTTCAAATTCGGGGTCCAATGACTTCATTGTTTCTATCCACAAAAGTTTTTGTTCATTAGACATATTTTCAAATTGCATACTTAGATATATATACAATGCTTGTATCTCCTCCTTTGTTAGATCTTCTTTATTATTCTCCCCTATGTTTAGTAGTTTTGATAAGTCCAT